GATTCGCCACCGCAAACATGAAGCGGCGGCGAATCTTCCAGCTCGACGCCGGGATGGGGTTGCGCAGTTTGTCATCATCCATCACGACGTCTTCTCCATGCGCTTGTTCTCGTTTGCGCCCCACGTCAAGCCGGTCTCAAACCACACAGGCACCCAGGTTGTGCCGTCTGTGCTGGCTTCAATCTCCACGTCGGTCGGCATCTTGGTTGCATCGCCGGTCGGGTTGCGAAGCTCCACGGCGGTCACATCTACAGCTGAGCCCATGTCGTATGCTACCCAGGCCGTGCCGTTCGCGATCTGAGCGGCTGTGCCAGTCCAGAAAGTCGCCGGGTCATTGTCGTCCACGTTCGCAAGGCCTGAGCCAGCGCCTTGGGACTTCGTGTAGCCAGTATGCTTCGTCGCGCCATTAAAGAACGCCAGCTCTGCATAGGTGACATCCGTTCCAATCGAAGCCGCTGTGCGTAGGCGCCAGTAGCGACGTGTGCCGGTGTTGTAGTTGCGGATCGTGGACTTGGTCCAGGTGGTGCCATTCGAGGAGTACCAGGGCTCATTGGCGCCACCGGATGCCGTAGGGCGCGACCCTACAACATTCGTGCCATTGGCGCGCAAAGCCGTAGGGTAATTTGCCAGTGCAGTACGTGTCCAGGTAGCTCCGTCGTCCGTGCTGACATTCAATCCGCCAGGACCTGTTGCGACGTAGCCGCTCGCACCAAAGGCCTCGACCTCTTGGAAGTCATTGCCAGTCGAGGCCCCGCTGACCATTGCCACTTCGCTGACCAGGGTGAAGTTCAGCCCGTCAGTTGAGCGCAGGACGAGTTCCTTCATCGTGCCGTCACCTACGTTGCGGCGACCCATGGCAGTGATGACAAAGCTTGTCGCGCTGCGGGCTGCAACACCATACGGGCGGAAGAACTGCCATCCACCAGTCACGGCAGCCGGATAGTCGTAGTAGCCAGAACCCGGGCACACAGACCAGCTCAGCAGGTTGGTGGAACGCATCAGGAGCACACTATCTGCCTGGAATTGTGAGCCCTTGCCAGAGTGGAAGGCATACCAGTAGGACCCTACCTTGAAGAGCTCCATCCACATGCCCGTGTACCACGTCCAGCCCGAGCCGATACTCGGCAGAGTCATGCTGCCGAGGTTGCTCCAGCTTAGACCGTCAGTGGACGTCTGCACCGTCTTGTCGTTCATGATGCGGACAAAGCGGGAATTGGAAGCGTCCCAAGCAATGCACAACGGCAAGGCGCCGGTGATGTTTGAGGTGGTCCACGGCCGAGGCGGATAAGAGCGGGCGAAGTCGGCCACCTGTGTGTTGTACCAAGGGGCAGACGAACCCACCGAAGCATAGTATTTCGGGAAGGACGCATACCGATTGGAGCCACGTGCCATGCCAGGCTTCTGACGGCTGAACATGTTGCCGCCGTCCAGGGTGCCCATGTACTCGAACGTCACACCGCCATCAGTCGACCCATAGAAACGAGTCACCGCGTATTGGCTTGCTGCCGGGCCGGCATAGGCTTGGCTTGCTGCTAGGAAGCGCGTGCCGTCATAGAGGTAGTTCTCCATGGCGACCGATGAGCCAAAGCCTGGACCGATCGGCTGGCCAGTTTCATCGACCCGCACGAACTCGTCATATTGGCGCAACAGGGATTCAACGCCTGCCCGCACTGAGTAGACCTCTGCACGGATATTGGCCACGCTGCCAAGGTCCAGGGTAGTGAAGGATGCGCTTGTGCCCGTCAGGCCGCTGAGTGTCTTAATCACAGCGCTCGTGGACGAGTTGAGCACCCGGGCGACATAGGTTGTGCCCGCCTCGGGTCCGACGTTGGCAGCGTTCTGGTCAACCAGAGTCTGGGCAGTCTGCTGGATGCGATCACGGTGTGCCCAGGCCAGGGACACGCCATCATAGCCACTGATTTGCGCCGGGTAGACGTTGCCATTGACCGTGAACTTGCCAGGCGGGTACGGACGCCACTGGCGGCCTGACGTCGCATTGACTGCCAGGGTGTCAGTTGCGCCGGAGCCCAGTGCCAAGGTGCCTTGGCCCGTGGTGGTCAGCATACGAACGCTGACCGACTCACCCAGGGCGTACTCATTGGGCAGCTCGACGACCGAAGGATTGTCCCCGCTACCGAGGAAGATCAGACGGGTGTTGGAGGCGATCGGCACGGGAACCGTATCCAGCATGCCACGCTTGACCGTGACAAGGGTGTCAGTGATAGACACCACTTGCACCAGTTCGCGGGTGTTGATAGCTCCAGTGCCCACTGCAGCAACGTCTCCGACGGCAACCAGGTCGAGGTCAAGCCCGCCGGTGATTGCGAGCGCGGTGTCAGCCTGGCCGTAAGCGGCCGAGATGACCGCCGTCGGGCAGAAGTTCGCCACGGCCTGCTGTTGATAGCCTGCACCCTCATCGACGTAAATCTGGGCGCTGTACGCAGAGCCACCGGGGTTGGTGCCGCCGATCATCATGTAGGAAGCCGTCTGCGGGAGAGCAGCTGCCGCCGAGTCGCCGAGGGTGCGAGCGATCAGGTAGTAAGGCACCTCTGTCAGCAGACGGAAAGGCACAGGCGTCGGAGCGCCAATCGGATTAGTCCATTCACTAGGCGGTGGTGGCGAGTAGATTGCACTCGACAGAGCGAACACGTCTTCCACGACAGACAGCTTGATGAGGTTGCTCGTCAGCTCACCGAGCTCGATATTGGTCACCCGAAACACGACCTGCGAGATACCGTACTCAGCCCAGGCAAAGCGAAAGACGTCACCGATATTCAGGCTTGCAGCCTTGCGTGTGACGTACAAAGTAGCGGAAGCCAAAGGAGTGGACAAGGCCTTCAGGTCACGAGCTGCCGCCCGCGTGGCGATGGTTCCGTTGGTGAAGCCAGGATACTGAGAAGTCGTGCCGACTGTGGCGCCCTGACTGGCGGCAAGAGCAATGTCCTGCACAGTCACAGAGTTGTTCTTGCCAGTCGACTTGTCCCAGAAAACCACGCTCACCTGGTTGGTGAGTTCGGCCACGGTTGAGCGCTTGAAGTCCGTCACCCGCTCCACGACCGCCTCGTCGAGAAGCATCAGTGACGGGATGTCATACCCGCCACGGGCAAGCTTGATGACAAACTGGCCCGTGGTCCGGTCAGTGTACAGAGACCCGTCGATGTGCCGCAGCACGATCGCCAGGAAGTCAGAAAGCTGCTGCTGCTTATCCCAAAGGATGGACATGCCCATGCCTTCTGCGTGCAGAATATCCGCTGCAGCCGTGAAGGAGGTGTTGTCCACGTCGGCTTCAGGGTAGCCCATGCCCCAGTCGGGATCGGTGAGCACTTCGCGCAAGATGTGCGCCGGGTTCATGTCACCACCGACGTCAGCCTTTGCCGCATACCATTGAGCGATGCCGTCCTGGCGGAGCTGGATGCGCGTGGCACGAATAGCCCAGCGCTTCAAGTAGGGGTTGTTGCCCAAGTAGCACTGGCGGAATACCAGGCCGAGCACGCGGCGGAAAGCGGGGATGGCTGCGCCAAGCTGGCTCTGCAGGTAGGCGTTACGCCCCTGCGACGGCAAGCCCATCTCAATGTCGATCGTGCCTGACACGCCGCCCTCGCGCTCATCACCGCCGAACAACATCGGGGCGTTGACCACCACGGCTCCGCCGGTGCTCGTGCCACTCCAGGCCGCTTTGCCGTCCACGCTGAACCGAGTCACCTTGTCGACTGGCCCATGGCACATGATGGCGTGCATGCCTAGATAGTATTTGTACCCTACGGTCTGCGCCTTGCTACTTCCGCCCATTGCGAGCCTCCTCAATTGCTGCGAGAGCCATGCCGTCACCGGTGGCTATCAAGTCATCCTCCCCGACACCTTCTTGAAGGAAGGCACCGTAGTCCAGGCCATGCCTGGCGAAGAAGGCGCGAACGCCGCCGGAGCAGTAACCCAGGCGGCGAAGGTGCTCCATGCGCACCACTGTTTTGTTGTCGGCTTCGTCTGTCACTTCTTGCCGCCCTTCTTCTTGATGGGTACAGCTCGGAAGTGCCCATACCAGACGATGTTGGGACCTTCTAGGTCCCTCTCACCGAATAGCACAGGAATCTCGCGGCCGACCTCAGCCGTTGGAGCTGTCACATCACCGAGACCCGCCGGCTTGGCGTTCTCCGGCTTGGGCATCATCGAGTAGGAGACGACCAGTGCGACGATGAAGACTACGATATACCACCACATAGGGGCCTCCTAAACGATCGAACTTCCGTCGAACGGGTTGCGACTTGGAATCCAGGGAAAGCCCCCGAAGTTGTCGAGATTGTTGAATTTGGTGTCGCACGTCGTGCGCAGGTGGTCACAGCCCGGGTAGAGCTTCACCACCTGGCCCGTCGTGAGGCTAGCTAGCGGCCTGGACAGAGTAACCACGCCGGCAGAGTGCGCGACAATGAAACGGGACGAGTTATCAGGGGCGACAAGGATGCCGCCCGTTAACCAGCCATCAGCGTAGACGCCTGCGACACCTGCCACTTCCACGTTGAGGCCACCTGTCAAGGTCAGCACGAGGTTCTCGTGCTTGTAGAGCTCACGGTTGACTCCGCAGCCGCGTGCATAGAGAACATGGCGGCAGCCGTACTCGAACTTGGCACGAAGACCAGGACGACGAATGGAGGTATAGACCGGCTCACATTCCAGCTCGATCTGCGAATCCGTCGCCTTGGCGGAAAGCACACGACCTTTCCAATAGACGATGTACTGGTTGTCAGGATCGCCCCAATGCCCACGCAGGATGGTCACCGTGGTAATCTCTTCAGGAGCAAAGCCTAGGAACTGCGAGGCGAACTCATCATCCCGCGGGAAGGTGAGCTTCATGCTGTTCTTGAAGATGTCGGTCGACTGCTTGACCCGATCGCGCTTGATAGGGCTCGGCTTGTAGGTCTGCCCTAGACGCACGATCTGGTCGGCGCCGCTGATGTAGTTCCAACGCGAAAGACCCTGGATGAACTCATAGAGCTCAACCGGGGTCCCTTGCTGGACCGAATTTTCATACGTGGCGTAGGTCACTCACTAGTCTCCTTCGGGGACCTCGACCACGGCCACGGTGCAGCTCGCGCGCCCCGCATAGTCGTGATTGATGTCGGCATTGTCGGTGTCCAGCCGGACGTGCTTCATGAAGCAAACCAGGTCGATGTCTGCGACATTGAAGGCAACACCGAAGCTTGCTGACATGGCTAGGACTTCGTTGCCGCTTGGATCAGTTGCCGCCGACAAGACGCGATTGAACAAGAGAGTGCCATTGTTCAGCTGGACCATGATGTCAGTGGTAACATAATACAGCGGATAGCCGATCGGCCGAACCGTTATGCTGGTGGCCGAGCTTGACACGTTTTCCAACAAGATGAGGTCACGGTTCCAGCCGGGTAGCCAGAACGTACGCTGCTTGCCACGGCGAGCGTGGAGCCACTTGCGCATCCGCCAAACATCGGCGCGGTTCTGTGGGTCCATGCTGAGCACCTCAGTCCGATCGGGGTACGCACGTTCCTGGTCAATGGTCACCGGGCCAGACCCGTTGTCAAAGACGTCGACAGCCCGGACGATCTTCTCAGACATATCTGAGAG